TAATTTATCAGATAAGGCTGGTATAGCTGAATATCACTATTCTTGGTGGATGAAATTAATTAATAATTCTAAAAAGAATTTAACAAAATTAGAAAAAGAAGGGCTAGCAAGAAGATGGGCATTTGATGATAAAGCATTTGGTATTAAATCAATCACCGATGAAGATGCTAAAAAATGGGCAGATGGAGTAGATAAAGATGCTAAGGATAAAATAATGAAAGGTAATATTCGTAAATTTGAAGATATCTTTTTAGGCGTTGGAGCTGAAGTTCTTTCATTTATGAGTTCGGTATTAACTGCACAGCCAGATAAAGCATTACAATCGATTAAAGCATCATTGGAATCATCTATATCAGATATTAGAAATGGTGGTAGTGAAGCTCAAATAAAACGATTGGAGAAAGAATTACAAAGATTAAATGCTATTGGTGGATTTGAAAAATTAGTTCCAAATGAAGGATTAGTATTTTTCTATAAAGGTAACACATATAAATTAACAGGAACATTTGCTCCTTTAAATCAAATTTTAGGAATTTTTAAGTTTGGAAGATAAATTATATATATATATGTATATATAAAAGGTTATAAATAAGATAAATTATGGCAAAGAGAAAAAGCTTTGAAGAAAAAAATAATCATATTCACCCAACTCGTAAACTAATTATAGATACGGTATTTGGTAGAACGGATGAAAATCAAAAAACATTTGGTTACGAAAAAGAAGGAGAACAAACGAGAGAAGTTGGAGAAACGTGGGTAGATGTTGATGGTAAAGAATGGGAACAAAAAGAAGGTTATAAAATAACAGTTTCCCAAATGGATGAGGTTAGACAATATTTAGATAAATTAAATAATTGTCAATCCGAAGAATGTGATACTATAAAATACAGTAATGCGGATAAGAAAATAATTCGTAAAACAGGAATGTGTGTAACTTGTTTAAGAAAGTTTGAGCAAGGTTTAAAAGATGATGGAACATATCCATTTTATGAAGATTATAAAATAAGTAATAATCAATTATCATATGTTACCGATTTGAAAGCTCAATTTGAAGAAGGATTGAGAGCAGTATCGCAAACGATGGAATTCATAAATGAAGATGGTACTATTCAAAAATGGCATTATGATATTGATGTTGAAAAGGTAAAAGAAGATTTACAAAATGATATTGATGGTGCAACCGAAGCAATTGAAGCTCTGTTGGAAAGGAAAGCAGCATTAGAAGATAAGTTACGAGAATTAAATCATTCAGAGCTTATAAAAAATTAAAATTATGAAAAAATTATTGAATTTTAAAAACATTGCTATTGCAGCATTGATTGCGTATGTATTATTACAATGGTTTAACCCAGGTGGAGTTATGCCAGGTGGAAGAACTATCAGAATTGATGGTAAAAAATATGAAATTATCAAACACGATATTGATACGTTAGAAGTAGTTAAAACAAAGGTAGTAACTAAAAAGGGTGATGATATTTATCACGAAACAATCGTAGAAAAAGAAGTAATCATTCCTACAATAATTGATACAGCGGCATTGTTAAAAGATTACTATTCAAAAGTATTATATAAAGATGTATTAGTATTGCCTGATTCATTAGGAACAGTTTCTATTACTGATACTATTTCACAAAACAAAATTTTAGGTAGAACTTTCAATGCAAGTGTAAAAGAAAGAACTATTAAAGAAACTATGATAGTTAAAGAGCCAGCAAAAACACAATTATACTATGGTTTAAATGGTGGGTTTAATAAAGCTGATTTAGTTTCTTCGGTTGGTGCAGGATTGATTTTAAAAACTAAAAAAGATAAAATATATCAATTTACATTGGGAGTAAATAATAGAACTACCGATGGAACAACCGGTTCATTTTCTCCATATGTAGGATTTGGTACTTATTGGAAAATAAAAGTTAAAAAATAATGAGTGTACAAGGGCAACCTAAGAAAACACTAAAAGAAATCATCTCCGATGAGTATAAGAAGTGTGCGTTAGACCCGATATACTTTATGAAAAAGTATTGTGTCATTCAACACCCTACTCGTGGAAAGATTCCATTTCATCTATATCAGTTCCAGGAAAATTGTTTAGATGAATTTAAAGATAATAGATTTAATATCATTTTAAAATCCCGCCAGTTAGGTTTATCAACCCTATCGGCGGGCTTTATTCTTTGGAAGATGATATTCAACCAAGACTTCAATGCGTTGGTTATTGCAACTAAAGTAACTGTTGCAAAGAACTTAGTAGAGAAGGTAAGGGTTATGCACGATTTACTTCCTATTTGGTTAAGAGATGGTTCTACGGCAGCATCCGAAGATAATAAACTATCACTTAAATTAAAGAATGGTTCGCAAGTAAAAGCAATTGCAAGTTCTCCAGATGCAGGACGTTCGGAAGCCCTATCACTATTAGTAGTGGATGAGGCAGCATTCATTAGAGATATCGATGATATTTGGTTATCAGCACAATCAACTCTATCAACGGGTGGTTCTGCTATTATTCTTTCTACACCAAATGGTGTGGGTAATTTCTTCCATAAAACTTGGGTAGCAGGAGAAGCTGGACAAAATGGTTTCAATTGTATTAATTTACATTGGACTGTTCACCCTGAAAGAAACCAAGCATGGAGAGATGAACAAACTCGTATTTTAGGAGCAAAAGGAGCATCGCAAGAATGTGATTGTGACTTTATTGGTTCGGGTGATACCGTAATCGACCCGGCTTTATTAACTTGGTATAAGGAAACATATGTAATGGAGCCCGTTGAAAAAAGAGGTTTCGATGGAAATCTTTGGATATGGGAACATCCAAATTACAATAGACAATATATGATATCTGCCGACGTGGCGAGAGGAGATGGTTCGGATTATTCTACGTGTCAAATAATTGATATAGAAGATTCATCGCAAGTTGGAGAATATAGAGGAAAGATAGATACAAAAGATTTTGGTAACTTTTTAACAGCATTGGCAACCGAATATAATAACGCATTATTAGTAATTGAAAATGCTAACGTTGGTTGGGCTACAATTCAGCAAGTAATCAATAGAGGATATGGTAATTTATTCTATATGAGTAATGATTTACAATATGTAGACACTGAAAGACAAATGAGTAACAAATATTATAGAGAAGAACGAAGTATGGTTGCTGGCTTCTCTACAACATCAAAAACCCGTCCTCTTATCATTTCAGCATTAGATAACTATATGAAGGATAAAGATATCTTAATTCGCTCTAATAGATTGATAGATGAGTTATTTACCTTTATATGGAATGGTGGTAGAGCTGAAGCAATGAAGGGATATAATGATGACTTAACAATGGCATTAGGTATTGGATTATGGGTTCGTAATACGGCATTAAGATTAAGACAAGAAGGTATTGATTTGACTAAGAGTATGTTAAATTCAACTACTATACAAAATGATACAGGCGTTTATGCTGCAAACTGGCAAAACCAACGTAATCCATATGAAATGCAGATAGGAAAAGGTGAAGTTGAAAACTTAACTTGGTTGCTAAAGTAATTTTTATATATTTATATGTTGAAACTATTGTAATATGAAATTAATAAACCTAATCCCACTAAAAGAAATGGAAAATCCTTGTTGGAAAGGATATGAAATGGTGGGTACTAAGAAAAAAGATGGCAAAGAAGTTCCCAATTGTGTTCCGATAAGTGAAGAAGTTGGGGATGATTATGAAGAATTAGATGTAGAGCCCGAAGAAATTGAAGATTTTATTGAATTTTTAAAAGCATATAAGAACACTTTAGCTGAAGCAAATTGTAATTGTGTGTATGAAGCAGAATATCAGGGTAGAGAAGTAAAGTTGGGTAAACCAATGCAAGGTGATGTTAAGAAATTCAAAGTATATGTAAAGAATCCTGCAGGCAATATTGTTAAAGTAAACTTCGGCCAAAAAGGAATGAAAATTAGAAAATCAAATCCAGCTGCTAGAAAATCATTTAGAGCAAGAATGAATTGTGATAACCCAGGACCAAGACATAAAGCAAATTACTGGTCTTGTAGAAAATGGTAATTAATTTGTTAATATCAAATAATTTCCATATCTTTGAATTAAAATATAAAATATAAATGGCAGCAGATAAATCATTTTTCGGTAGGTTACAAAAACTATTTTCAACTAATACAATAGTCCGTAAAACAAAACAAGGTATCAAAGTAATCGATACCGATGAATATCAAGGATTAACAACGAACCTAATAGATAGGTACACTCGTATGAAAACTCCACAATATAGTGGTGGTTTGATAGAATCCGCAATGGCTTATCAGCAAGTTAGAATTGATTTGTTTAGAGATTATGATGGAATGGATAATGACCCGATTTTATCATCAGCATTGGACATTTATTCAGATGAATCTACTGTAAAGAATGAGTTGGGAGATGTACTTAAAATAAATTGCGGAAACGAAAATACAAAAGAGATTCTTAGAAATCTTTTTTATGATATTTTAAATATTGAATTTAATTTATGGCCTTGGTCCAGAAATTTAGTAAAATATGGAGATTTCTTTTTACATTTAGAAATAGCCGAAGAATTGGGTATTGTGGGCGTACAACCTTTATCGGTATATGAAACTTCCAGAGTTGAAGGATTTGATGCACAAAACCCACAACGAGTTAAATTTGTATATGCACCATATCAAAATCCAAATAGTGCAGTAGTAACTGCTACTTCTAAAAGAGAATTTGAAAACTATGAAATAGCTCACTTCCGTTTATATTCAGATTCAAACTTCTTACCATATGGTAAATCAATGCTTGAAGGTGGTAGACGAGTTTGGAAACAATTAACCCTAATGGAAGATGCGATGTTAATTCATCGTATTATGAGAGCTCCTGAAAAGAGAATATTTAAAGTAGATGTTGGTAATATTCCACCAACAGAGGTTGATAACTACATGCAAAAAATTATCAATTCATCTAAAAAAGTTCCTTTCTTAGACCAAGCTACGGGTGAATATAATTTAAAGTACAATATTCAAAATTTAATTGAAGATTATTATATGCCAGTTCGTGGTAGTGATAATGGTACTTCAATTGATACCCTAAAAGGATTGGAATATAATATGATTGATGACATCAATTACTTAAAAGGTAAAAT